CAAACCTTCTGCGTCCTTTCTTAGCCATATATTGTTTCTTCTTCATTCTACCACCTCACATTGAATGCAATCTGAATTGTTACATTGGATTGTTTCTCCAGAAGCCCTTCTTTGTCTCATTAAATCATTAATGAAAAATTGCTGTCTTACAGAAATCGGATGAGGACTTCCATTAATAAAATGCATTTCCATCTCTGCTTGCATGGAATTTAATAAATCATGCAATTGCTGTAGGTTATATCTCGTTAGGTTAGGTATATATCTTGTGCTTCTCATATTAGTATAACCAGTTAATTCCTATAAGGTGTTATAGACAAAGTATAACACCATATGGTATGATACTTTGTGGAATACCTCATAGAGAACTAATTAATAATAGAGTATGACACAATATATAGATTGGGAAGATATGGTTAAAGAATATAAGAAACAATATGATGACGAAGGCGGAATACCTGAATTTATTGATTGTTTAGTGCCTGTTTATTATAATGAGATATTAGAGGTTTTTAATGATATGACCGAATTAATAACGGCTGATGATGTGGGTCTTTCTATTTGGCAAGTAATGACAAAACACATTTATGAGGCTTATTATAAGTCATTCATGCGTGAATGGGACCTCTTCGATGAAGAAGAATAACGCCTTCGGGCAATACCCGCAAAGCATGTATTACCATATGGTAGTGCTTTGACGACTACCCCAATGGATTACTCCAAAGGGTGGTCAACGTCCTTATCACCTAAAACCCATCGAAGCGATTTGATTACTCCTTCTAAGGCTTTAAATTGACGCATGTGATAGATTCTTTCTTTTTTGGTTAAACCTTCATTACTTAGTTTAATTGAGTGAAAGTTTTGTTTTCTTTCTGCCTTATCTAACATGTTTTCTATCTGTTCCCAATTCCTATCATAAGTAAAATGTCCATTCATTCTAATTCCTCCTTCATTCGTTTGTATGTTTCTTCTGTAATATATCCGAATTCTAATGCTATTTCAGGATATTCATAAATCCATTCGTCTTCTCCCCATTCTGTGGTTTCAGTTCCACAACATTCTGAGCCTTCCCATTCAGTGACTTCACTTACTAGATTACCCCCACCATATGAGTTTTCGACTATATCATAGTGGTCAACTATTTCTGTTGGTCTATTACATGAGTCACATATCTCTACTAATTCATCACTCATTCTTCTTCATCTCCTTCAACCATATATCTTTCAAACTCAACATATCTAGTTATTTCTATCCTTAAATTATTAAGATGCACTGTGTGTGTCTCACTCATTGTATCTCTAAAGTCTAACAATTCAGTTAAACTATCAAAGTAGTATGTTGTTTTTTTCGTTATTTCTCCGCTCTCAAAGACCATATTTCCATACGAATGTATTGCTTTCATACCTATAGAATTCTAATTGTGTTATGAGGTCGTGTGGGCAAAGCACACAACCATATGGCTTTGCATAAATTTTTTATTTTATGGTAAAACGATTAACTGAGTGCTTTAAACGTTAAAAGTAACACTTTATACGGTATATCTATTAATTAAACCACTCTGCATACCTCTCAACAGGTTATCTTATGGCTATTAATAATTTACTTGACATAAAGAAAAATATCTTAAACGCTACGGCTAAAACTAACAGAAAAGGCTTGCTTTTAACGCTAAAAGATATACATAATGTTGCCCCTGTAAGTTATAATGAATGTTCTGCTAGTACTTTAAAGTCTAAAGTACTAAGCGAGTTATTTACCAAAGAAGATATACTGCTATTGATGGAGGATAAGAGTTAAACGGGTATTGGCTGGAAATAGATTTAAACGGCCAAAAAATTTTTTGCTAGTCCCACACAAATTACCGCCCATTTTTTGAAAAAGTTAGGTGATAGAAATGACCCCCATAAGTATTTACGAAGTTGGACCTAGAGATGGGTTGCAAAATTGGGAAGGGAGTTTAACTACTGATGAAAAAATTAGTCTGATAAATGATTTATATGATGCAGGGCTAACTGAAATTGAAATTACATCGTTTGTTCATCCAAAAAGAGTTCCTAACTTAGCGGATGCTGAGAATGTAGTTGTTGGAACTAAGAGTTTGGCGGATTTCGGAGTTCTTGTGCCGAATCTAAAAGGTTTTGAGAGAGCAAAGGGTGTTGGTGCTACTAGGTTTAATGTTTGCTTTTCTCCTTCTGAGGAATTTAATGTTAGGAATTGGGGTAAGCGTTTAGATGTGCTTTATGCCGAGTATGCTGAGATGTTGAATGGGGTCGATAAAGAGAATGTTAGGGTTTATGTTTCTTGTGCGTTTGGTTGTCCGTATGAAGGACTTCCAAATGAGTATAAGATGTTAAGGGTTCTAAAGATGGCTTCTGAATTAGGCAATACGGTTGTTTTGTGTGATACAGTTGGGGCATGTTATCCAAGTAAGTTGTTACAGACATTGGAGTTGACTAGGGGTTTACCTGTTGAGATTGCATTGCATTTACATGAGGGTGCTAATGATATGTTTAGGAATGTAGAGGCCGCAATAGAATGGGGTGTAACTACTTTTGATGCGAGTGTTGGTGGGTTGGGCGGATGTCCATTTATGCCAAATAGCGGAAATAACCTTTCAACGAATAGATTAATTGAGTGGGCTCATAGTCGTGGGTATCAGACAGGAGTTAATTTGGAAGAATTAACTCGGTTGGCGAATTGGTTGGAGAATAAAGTGGTAGCATGAGTTGGAAAGATATTCTTAAATTGTTGCCTCCAAAAGATTATGAAGGTTTTGCATATAAAAGTATTAGTTATTCTGCTGTTGTTCTTGATGAGGAATCCAGAAATAAATTGTTAGAGTTAGTTCCCGAAGGATGGAAACCTATTGCTCATCATATGACAATTAAACTTGGACCGTTGCGAGATTCAAAATATAAGGTGGGAGATAAGGTTTCAATGAATATTACTGCTATTGGTATTGATGATAGGGCAATGGCTGTTAAAGTAGATGCTGAGAGAGATGATGATAAGTTTGCTCATGTAACTATTGCAACTAGCCCTGATGGTGGTAAACCATTTCATTCGAATCAGATTAAGGATTTTAAAAAATACAGTGGTAAGTTAAGTGGAGTTGTAGAAGAAGTTCCTAATAGGTGATATTGTGGGATGGATGCAAATTTTAAAGGCTTCATTAGATATAATCACTAGTGAGTTGCGCCAAGATGTAAAATCTATGGGCGGTAAAATATATCAAATTGGTGGAGCAGTTAGAGATGAGTTTCTAGGTAAAGTGTCAAAGGATTTAGATTTGATAATTACTGGTATAGACATAGAAGATTTACAAGAATTGTTGAATAAACATGGTAAAGTCAATTTAGTTGGTAAAAGTTTTGGAGTGTTAAAATTTAATCCTACTGGTGAGAAAGGAGAGCCTGTAGATATTGTTGTTCCTAGAATAGAAGTAAGCACTGGGGAAGGTCACAAGGATTTTGAAGTTAAGTTGGGTAAAGATATTACTTTAGAAGAAGAACAATTGCGTAGAGATTTTTGGATGAATGCAATTGCTAAGGATATTGAAACTGGAGAACTAGTAGATATTGAAGGTAGAGGTCAACTTGATATAAAAAACAAACAAATTTCTGTAATTAATCCAAAAGCGTTTGAAGATGACCCATTAAGGATGTTAAGGGCTGTTCAATTTGCGGCTAGATTTGAGTTTAAAATAGAAGAAGAAACAATGAAAGAAATAAAGAAAAATGCTCAAAAAATTAAAACTGTTTCTAATGAGCGATTCCAAGAAGAATTTCGAAAAATGTTCGAAAAATCCCTGAAGCCCACCATAGGAGTTAAACTTTTAGTCGAGACTGGATTAATGAAACATATACTTAGTAATGGAAAAGTTAATCCTTTAATGGATAAATTGGATAAAAATGCTTTTCCAGCGTTTTTGGCGTTATTTGGCGAAGATTCAAGTAGTGAGAAGTTACAAGATTTAATGAAATTATCTAATAAAGATGCTAAAATAGTTAAAGCAGTTATGGATTTTCAAAAACTAGATGTAAATGACCTTAATATTGTTAAATTTTTATCTAAAATGACTGATAAAAATGATATTATTCGTAATATTGATGCATTACAGAAAGCCAAAAACCAAAAAACGCTAAGTGAACAACTAAAATCAATGAAAAGTGAAGGAAAACCAACAAATTTGAAAGAATTGGCTGTCTCTGGACAAGACCTTTTAGATAAAGGACTGAGTGGAAGAAAAGTTGGAGAAATTTTAGACTTTTTGTTAGAATTAGCAGTTAAAACTGGTAAAAATAACAGCGATTTCTTACTTGAACAGGCGAAGTCTAAATTTAGCGGAAAATTGTGGAAAAGTATATTAAAGAAACAATATAATATTAAATGAGATATAGTTACGGTTAGACATTGGGTGGTATTATGACATGGACAGAGTTACTTAGAAATAATAAAGATTCTATCTATAAAAGAAAAACTCAATACTCTGGAACATGCCCTAAATGTAAAGAATTCATTGCTACTTTAACTGGTTTTTGTCCATTAAAGTTACCAGCGGAAGGAGAAACGTCAGCGCCTCCTTATTGTCCAATGAAAGTGCCAAAAGATATGGGTGATGGTACATGAGTTGGGAAGAAGTATTAAAAAAGAAACCTGTAAAAATAAAAGAGGAAAAGAAAAATAAAAGAAAGAAGCACAGAAAAAGTGCATTTACGCAGGTGGATTAAATGTTTGAGTTAAATAAGGCTATTGTCGAAACAGAATTTGTTAGAGATTATCCACAATACGTTACTGAAATGAAAGAAGAAATGAAATTTGGAAATATGGACCAGTCTGAAGCAGAACTTAAAGTTGCTAAAAAATACCGTTTACCTATTTTGTCTAAGTTACAAGGTAGAAGTGGTGGGGGTCGTTGGATTAGAATGTTAAAACTTGCAGGTGCAGTTACTAGTACAACTGCTGGAATTGAAAGTAAACCCATATACGGAAAAAAGAAAAAGAAAAGGGAGGAAGATGAAGAATGAGTTGGACAAATCAACTATGGAAAAGAGAGCCAATTTTAAAGGCTAAAAAGAAACCAGTAAAGAAAAAACAGTTAGTTAGGTTTAAAGGACCAGATGGGGTAATTTCTTTTATAGACCAAGATGTAGGAGAAATACATTCTAAATTAAAAGCGGATTTTGCTAAATGGACTGACACCTGTAAAGGATTAAGTAATGAAGATATTGGAGTTGTTGGTTCTGCGGCAACTGGGAGTAAAGGCACACCTAAAGGTAAAAAATATTTTGATACTTTATATGAGCATTTAGACAACCATGTAACTTCTGTCGCTTCTCGTAAAGGACAAGAAAAGCGTTTATTTAAAGAACAATTAGCCGATTTCGAAAGAATATTGGGAGGGGAAGATGGGTTAATTACAGAAGAAGATGCAGAAGATATGAAAGAATTCACAGAAAAAATAAGAGGATTTGCTGGTGGTAAAAATGACCCTAAAAATATTCCTTTTACAGTTCCCGCTTCTATATCAGCAAAAGAAGGTGGAGGTTTTGAAGTTGATGAAAAGACAGTTGTTTATGGTCATTACAGAACACCCAAATATGTTGAGATGAGAACAAAAGTTAAAGAATCTGAGAATGAAATGGGCCCTGTTCCTTCTTCTTGGTATGGTGCGGAAAACGGTAATCAAACTCCACCAATGCATCAAGCCATGTTTGCTAATTCAAGTGTGTCTAAAAAAGGAACGCTAGTTACAACTGGTTTATTGGGATTATTGGAGACATTCGATAAACAAATAGAAGGTGCGGTAATAGATGAAGTAATTATTGATTTTGCTACAAGTGGTGGTGGGATTAATATGGAGAAAAAGGCACAACAATTAGCAGACTGGAAATTGTTCGCTAATTATGTAAGAAGAATAATGAAATCTACTGGAACTTATGGAACTGGTAATGCTTCCAATAAAGTCATTTATAGTGGAGGCCCAAGTAGGATATTAGATAATATAAATGCTAAAGCGTTTAATGTTAATAGATTAAGTTCTAAATTTATAACCGCTATTGGTGGTTTTCAAGATATAGTAGGTCATGAAAATATTAAAAAGTTTAAAATTAAAATTACACGTCCTTTATTATTTAGAGTTATCAATAAAGTTATGAGAGAAAGAGGCGATTTCGAAGCCCCCGATGGTAGATTATTTTATACTCCCGATGATGGTGGTGTAAAGGGAGTATTAAGAAATTGGAGTAATAAAATTCCAGAGAAATTAAAACCAAAACCAGTTAAGAAAAGTTGGGTTGCTAGTTTATGGAGTTGATTCAATGACATGGGAAGATATATTGAAAACTAACAATAAGAGTATGAAAGAAAAAGAGGAAGAGTTACGGGAGATAGAACGCCGACACCATGCACAGAAGTTAGACCGCATGCGAACAGAAACAGGTAGAAATCCCTATCATCTTGGAGGCCATAATGATAGTATGTTTGTAATGAATCTAAAGCAAGCGATTAGTAATATTGCAGAATTAGAAAAAGAGCATCCTAAACCTCTGAATAGGAAAGAAATTAAAAAGATACTTGACCGTATGCCCGAATACTTCGGATTCGATTTTCGGAAAAAACTTATTTTACAGGCAAATGGTAACAAGTTAACTTTAGAAGAATGGCGTGAAGTGTATGATAAATATAAGAAAGAACACAAAGCAAGAATGAAACTTTTTGATGAAGAAGAGGCAAGGTTCGAGTATTTTTACGGTGATGAAGCGCGTCAAGCACAAGAAGATTATAAAACAAGGTGATTAATTGGCTAAAACAAGAAAACGCTGTAGGCTCTGTCAACATCCTGATAGGGAGCAATTAGAAGAAAGATTAACTTCTTTGCAAATTACTCCCGATGAACTGGATGCTGAAATGCAATGGCCTAGTGGTGTTTCTTCAAGACATTTAAGAAATCACATGGACACAGAATATACCGACCAATCCAATCCTCGATGTGCATTATGTGTTAGCCCTGATAGACAAACATTAGAGTTAGCCATCCATGAAGGTGAATTATCTCCTACAACTGTTGCGGCAGATTTAGGAGTTACCCGCCAACAAGTAATGAAACATATGAATAAACATTTGAAGCCTATTGTGCAAAAGTCTGCGGCAATGGAAATAGCAAAAAGAGAATTAAATGAAGTAGATATGCTTGCTGATAATATTCATAGATTAGAAGATAAAATAGAAATGTTGTTTGATGAAGATGACTTAAATCCAAAATACATTGACAGTCTAACCAAACTCGCTAAAGAAATACGTGAGTCATTAAAATACATGTTGGAGTTTAAAGGCCAACTTGTTCATAAAAGACAGGACACCATTATTGTCGCTCAAATGCAGGTAGTCCAAGAAGTATTAGCACAGCAACACCCCCAAGTTTGGTTGGACATCAAATCTAAATTACAGGAGCAATTACAATGAGTTGGTCTTTGCTTCTTCTTAAACAAGTTCCTAAAAACTGGACTACTCAGTTACCAGCGGATGACCCTACACAATGGGCTCAACTTATTAGATTTCATAGTCTCACTCAAGATAAAGAAGGGAATAAAAATATACCTTTAGATAATGATGCATTCATTAACGATATAAAAAGTGGGTCATATCCACAAAAGGGTATTAGAGGAACTATTAAACAACTGGAAGAATGGAAAGAAAATCCTAATGCTTGGGATACAACTGTAATTGGTAGTTTGGCTTCAGGGCGTAATCCAGTTACTAGACCAAAACATATCCGTACTATAATTGGTAGATTTGTTAAAGAAGTTTTGCCTATACTAAAAAAGAATATAGGAGATATAGATTCTAAAAGAACTAAAGGCACTCAATTTAAACGCAAAACAGATTGGAATAACACTGAGTCTGCGATTAAGGCTTTAACAGGTATAACTGAATTATCTAAAGGGGAACAATTAAAACTCTTAGAGGAATTCAATTCTAATCTTAGAGATAAGGTTAAAGTAAATGATAAACTGCAAAGTTTCGGACTAAAACTTAAACCTAATATTAGAACTATTCTTTCTAATGTAGGTCTGCTAAATCAAATAACTATTACTATATCTAATCAAGGAATGTCTGATGAAGAATGGAGTAGAGTAAGATTAGATTCAATAGGAGATGTTACCTTTAAAAGAGATGGAACTAGTATTTTTTCTAGTCGTTTAGAAAAAGAAAAATTAGGTGACATAAGAGAAAAAATTATGGAGAAACTTAAAACTAGGAATATAAAAATCAAACCAGAGCAACTACCAGTTGTTAGGGCTTTTGGTGTTGGTAAATTAATTACAGCGCAAGCAGAAGAAGATTATAAAACAACACCAAAGAAAGAAGGAACTAGATTATCTCAAGCAGAATTATTACAACAACAAGAGAAAGAATTTGAAAAATATAAGGTAAATCCAAATTTTACTTTCGACCATGCTCAATACTATTATGGGTATATAGTTCGTAAAGGTGCTAAGTTTGTACCAGAGCGATTAAAGGGTTCTCAATTAATAACTGGAACATCGGGAACAAAAAGTCCTAAAGGGGCTAATCCCATTGTGTTGCAATTATTAGATGATGAGTATTCTAATACTTCTACTCTGTATTCTGATTTTATGACGAATACCACACAACAACTCTATAAAAATAGAAATGCTGTTATGAATTACTATATTGAGAGAATAATAGAATCGGGCGGAAAAGGTTTTAAAAGTTTGTTTGGGAAAGATGTTGGTAGACTTTCAGATATAGAATTGAGCGAATTTCAATCAAAAAATGATAAAGAAAAAAGATTATATCTAAAACAACAGTTTACTAATCCTGATTCTTCTCTTTATCCTTTTTTAAATAAAATGGTAGATGATGATAGAAAAGTAACTCCTTATCTTTCTTTATCTCTTTCAGATGTAGAATTAAAATTTGTTGAGAAATTAAAGGACTATAATAAGACAATAGAAAAAATAGAGGAAGAAACTACAGATGAAGATGGAGTAGAGGATTTTCAAATATTAAGACCTCTTTTTATTAATCCTGTTAAAGAAACATCTGGAATAAAACATTTTACTACTAAAAGTAATCGAGATAGGTTAGATGAATTTATTGCTAATATTAAAGTCTTAGACACTATACAACAAGTAAGAGATAGATTTGGTGACACTTATGCTAGAATGATAAATTCACTTAGGAAGAAAGCAAAACCAAAAGTTACAATAACGCCACAAATACAATCAGTTATGAAAGAAAGAACCGAAGGATTAAATCCAAAAGAAAGAGATGTTGCACTTGTTGTGTTTTCAGCGCTTGATAATAAAAAGGATTTTAAAGATGTTTTAAGGTTTCAATCTTCAAGTTTCAGCGCACCATCATTTGGTGAGTTATTTGCAATTTTAACTAAATTAGGTAGAGCGTTTACCACTCAATTAGGTGTTAACAATTATACTGAATTCATAGACGATTTGAAGTATGACGAAGAAAACCCAAAATCCGATTCCGAAGTAAAAAGTATAGTGAAGGATTTAGTAGCGGCTGTAGAACAAGATATACCTAAAGTTAGAAACTTTTTGAAAGAAGAAGCGGAAAAGAAAGTAAAAGAGATACTAGAAAACCCCGCTAAACATTTAGATAAAGAAACTAGACGAAAAGCCCTTGCTGGTAAAACTAAAGGCAAAACTAGTATTATAAATTTATTAGTGAGACAAAAAATAATAGTGGAGGATAAATAATGATAACTGAAGATTGGAAAGAAAAAGCGAAAGAAGCGTGGAATAATCAACAATGGAATAATTTTTCAGATGACTTATTTGACCATTTAGAAACAACTAATCCTGATGCAACTGATGAAGAAATAGATAAAGAGATTAATGAACTGAGAGATGAACTGGCTACTCAACTTCCAGAGGGAAAAACAAAAGATGAAAACCCATTCGAAGAATTCAATAAAGAAGTAAGTAAATATTTTAATTGGAGAGATAAGAAAAGAGCCGTTAATTATGAAGACTTATTTGTTTCAGGTTTTGATTTAGATAATGTTAAAGTTAAAACTAAAGTCGATAGTGAAAGAGAGATTGAACAAGTTAAGCATATACTATCGGATTTGTCAGACTCTGGTCATCCAGCAGTTAAAGATTATGCTCAGAAAAGAGATATAGATAATAATATTGATTCACTAAAAAAATTATTAGATAAAAGAAAGTTAAAGTTAGAACAGGCTAGAGTTAAAGATACAAGGAAAAAAATAGATTTAGGTTGGATAGAAGAGATTGGTAATTTACCTTTTGGTAGATGGGAAACTAGAGAAAGGATATACGATTACTGGGAAGGAATACATAAAAAACACGATAAAGTTATCACTGCTTTTGATAAATTTAATAAAGATGCAAACGCATTACTTGATGACAAGAAAAGAAATGGTGAAGATGATGAAACTTTAAAAGAGGCATTAAGTGAAGTTCGAGAATTATATCAGAAAAAATATCTACAAGGAGATATAATTATACCTAACTATGTTTTAAAATTAAATAGTTTTTCTATGGAGATAGAAGAAGGACTTCCACTTGCTCTAAAGTTAATTGGTAAGTTTATGGAGTTAAAAGGTATATCCGAAGATGAAGATATAAGTGGCGCAGAAGTGGAAGTTGCTGGTAAAGAAGATGAAAGAGTAGGAGAAAACGTAGAACATGAGGATGTCTTCGATACTTTACACGAAGAAGACCGTCCTAAGTTTGTAGAAACTGCTTCTATGAGTCCAGCAGTGCAAGAAGTAGTTGATGAAACTGAAAAGATAAAATTAACTGCTAA